CCAAGTATTACCAGCAGTAACAATGCTTTCAGGATAGTAATAATAATGTAGCTCGGAATTGTAATCAGCATCTGGTGTTGGCCCTAAAATCATTGATGTATCACTAAATATTGCATAATATTGTGGTTGCCCATAAAATCCAGAATCTGTATCTGGAAAAGATTCTCTAATAAAGTTAACATCTTTATTCAAAAGATAAGTATATTCATTATCATTATTAATTACAGCAATACTAAATGTAGATAGCCAATCACTAGGAAGACTAAAATATTTATTTCCTGTAGTCATAGTACCTGTAACATTTCTACGCAAATCAGGCAGTTGAACAGTATTATAAATACGCTGTTCCGCATTCTGTATAAATGTATTTATATCAGTAGTGCTATATTGGTTTTCAGTATATGACTCAATTGCTGCTACTAGTTCTGTATAGTTCATTACCTATCCTTATGCCATTGGGCCACGAGCCATTGTACCTTTTGTAGCAGCGCCTGTACCTCTGATTTTAACACCAGATGTTTTAACGTCCTTTTCAGGATAGCCAGCTGTGTTTGGTGTAGCTACCATTTCTGGTTGTTTATAGCTCGGTTTACATCCTTTTCTATCTTTGTTCATTATTATACTCCTAAGTTGTTGTTACTGTAACAGTTCCTACCTGTCCTTGTGCTTCTAAATCATCTTCTAACCCTTCTAGTTGTAAAGGATTATTTAATCCTACTGGGTCCCAACCCCACTGTATTACACGACTACTTTCAGCTCCTGTAACACCAAAACTTGTATCAGGTCTTGGATCTCGAACAGCTTGTGGATCGTCAACAGGGTACATACCCTGCATATTTTGTGGGTGGTCTGGTTCCCAACAATTCTTACAAACTTTTATATGAGTGTCTGTTGTTCTAACATATAAAGACTTTAGCTCTTTTAGTTTGTACTGAAACCCACATCTATCGCAATCTGCGATTGCGTGTTTACCTGACGTATACCTTCGTCCCATGTTTAATTCCTATATATGCTGGTAACGGGGTGCAAGTCTTAAGTCAGCTTTTTCTCTATCTTCAGTAGATGCTAATAACCACTGTTCTTCATATTCCTGTTTCAAAAACTGAGTTCTATCACCAGCGTTTGGTATTTTTAAACTTAAATAATACGCTAATCCTGCAACTAAACAAGGTAAAAACCTAAATGGTATTTCTTGAGTATTAACCCCAGTACCCGCATCATCTAATCTTTTTAATTTCCAATATACAAATGTATAGTCGTTTGTATCAGGTACAGGCCATACATTAATAGTAGGTTGAGTCACTTGTCTGTTTACCCACACTTGTATTGGTTTACCTGTACTATTTTTATTAGGTATTAATCCCCATGTAGGAGCTGAGATCCGGTTAATATTAATATCGTTTTGAGTAGTGCCTGAACCTGTCCTAATAACCTGTTCAATAATATCAATAGTATCAGTCGGTAAATTATAACTTGCAGTACCCGAGACTAAACTAACTGTACCTTCTTCGATTGTCCAAAGATTAACGCCTCTGTTTGCCCACTCTGCTGTAAGCAAGTTTAAACTACGTCTCGCAGTTTTTAAGTCATATCCAGTTCTAAGTTCAGCACCACATCTTTCAAATGCTTCTTCTACAATCTCGTTGAGATCTGGATTAAATGTTGTTGTTCCTGAAGTTGCCATTTTATTTTCCTAATTTTATACATCCAGTATGATTCATGCAGGGCCAGTCTGTATACATTCTTCCACCACATGAATCACCTGTTATGTATATAGGTTCGTTTTTTAAAAAAACGTTTGCTCTTGTTTCTACAGCATACCAAAGCACTGCTGTAATAAAAATAATAATTAAATAAGTTAAAAAATCTTTCTTGTTCATTAAAACTATTTAATTAGTGCCGCCAGCTTTTCATCCATGCCCATATGTCATGCCAATGATGAGAAACCCAGTTTTCCCAAACCCATGTCCAGACAACTAACGCTGCCCAGTGTTCCCAATTCCATTCCATAATTATCTCCTATTTCTTTTTTCGTTTAAGAGACGCAACTCTACGAGGTTTACCTGCAGGTTGCCCTAAGCTTTTCTTTTGCGCTATTCGCGAGCGTTTTTCTGCGGTAGTCATTTCTCCTGATGTTTTAGGAGTCTTACTAGACACACGTTTGCTAGGTCTGCAATAAGGAGTACCACGTGATTCTCCTTTGCTACGACCACAGGCTTTACCGGTTCTTACATCTTTCCATTCTTCTTTGAACCAACGTTTAAGTGCAGCGCCTTTAGCTGTCTTGCGAACTGCCATTATTTTCCTCTGTTTTTTCTACACTTAGCAATAGCTCCTGAAGCATAAGCGCTAGGAAATACCTTATACTGAGCTTTTACTTTTTTGTAGCAGGCATCTTTAACGGTGCCACCTTTTTTCAAACCTTTTGGTTTACCGCCTGTTTTTGATGCTTCTAACATTTCTTGTCGTGTAGGTTTTCTACCTGTACGTTTAGGGGTTAAACGTTTTTTAACTTCTTTCCCCATTTCTATCAAGGTGTCTACCGTTTTGGACATGACATCATGAGAGTGTTCTCCCGCATGGCCTTTGGTTTGTCCGCCTTTTTTAAAAGCGATGGGCTTCTTCATGGCTTTGCCCATGCCTCTACATTTCATCATACCATCTTGCCTTTTGTGTGACCTTTCATGCAGCATCCATCACCACGATGTTTAACTGCGCCACCTTTTTTATATCCAAATCGAGAACCCATACCCATAGATTCTCTAGCTCGCTTCATTTGGTCCCTTGCAGCTTGCATACGATCAAACTCTTCTTTTTTAGGTGCCGGTTTAGCATCAGGTTTATTAACCTGATTCATGTTAGGACCTATATCTGTTTTAATAGGTTTAAATCCTTCAGAACCTGGAGCAGCTTTGCGACCACCTTTGTCTGTAGCTCTATTTGGTTTAGGAGCCGGTTTAGGAGCTGGTTTAGGAGCTGGTTTAGGTTTATTTTCATTAAGTCTTTTTTCTATCTGTTTAATTTGGTTTTTTCTATTAACTCTTGAAATACCACTTTCTTTTCTTTTATTAGAAGTGCTCGCGTTAGATGTTTTATCTTTAGCTTTTAGTTCTTCTACTTTTAAAGAATCTTTAATTCTATTTGCTTTAAGCCTATTAGCTTCGCGTTTTTCACGCATTTTTCTACTTCTTTCTTGTAATGACATAATTATCTCCTAGCTTTAGTTTTACCGCGAACAGCAATGCCGTCACACCCACATTTTTTAACACTACCACCACGTGCCATTTTCTTCTTATGAGCAGAGTCTTTCATAATTGAACCATCTGGCATACGGTGATAACCTTTTTTAACAGTGCCACCTTTTTTCATGTAGCCCATTTTATTACGAACTTCTGTAGGTAATTTTTTAAGACCTGAATTATCTGGTGCTTTAAGCATACCGCCTCCAGCTTTTTTCTCAGTTTTCTTTTTATATTTTTGAGCTTTACGCATGTCCTCATAACCTTTATCAATCATGCGTTTTTCTTTAGGAGTAGAAACCGCTTTGGATAAGCCTTTGTCTATATTTCGTAGGATAGGCATACCTTTTCCAGTTCTAAGTCCCTCAGCATAAGCTTCTTGACTTTTAGTCATCCCACCTTTTTCCATTTTTTTAACCTTACCACCATACTTCATACAATTAGACATTATTTTCTCCTAGTCTTTTTACCCTTAGTAAATTCTTTACCTACTTTGGTAGGTACTCCAACTTTCTTAGCAAACTTAGGATTGTTAGCCACGGCTTGCATAAACTTTTCTTGCTTTTTACTTTTTGCTGGCATCGCGTTCTCTTTCTAAAGCTTTAATGTATTCTCTGTGTTTCTTAGCATCAAACTTCTTACCTTGCACAGGTTTTATGGGTTCTTCTTCAGTTTGAACAGCTACTTCTGGTTTGCCTACAAAGAGTTCTTTTAAAAATTTAAACATATTATTTACCGCCCATCCACCAGGTAACAATAGAACCTGCAATAACACCAATAAAACCAAAAAACCACATAGCCACTTTTTTACCGCCTTTAAATTCAGCTAGTGTTTCTTTAATTTCATCTACTGTTGTATCAATTTTATCAACCTTTTTCATAACATGGTCAATATCCTTTTTCATATGTTCAATTTCAGCCGAATGAACCGCTACGGTTTCCTTAACTTCTTCCATTTTAACATTTCCACCTTCTACGCGCTTGACGTAATCTTGAGTTTGGGTCTTTTGCTGCTTTTGGAAAATCTTTCATTTGACCTGCAGAACGAGCACAGAACGACTTACGACGTTTAGCGTCTTTAGATCCTTTTTTAACTTTTCCTGTAACAGCGGTTTTTAATTTAGAACCAGGATTGGCTTTTCTATATGCAGCTACACCTTTTTTGGTCATACCTGCACCCTGCTTAGTCGGGCGAAAGTTACCCGACTTTACAGAAGTTTTAATCCCCATTCCTTTTCGTTTTTTAGTCGTTGCCATTTATACGCAATCTCCTAGAGCTTCCCACAGTCTTTTTAGTTCTTCACGCTTTTCTTCACGTTTTTCACTTTCTTTTTCCAAAGACTTGTCAGGCTCTTCTTCCACGATTAACCGTAGAATATTGTGATTGAATCTGCATTGCTTAATGTGCAGTAGACATCAGTTTCAAACAATATTCCCTCACCTGGAATAAATACATCGTTACTACTTACCACGGCTGGAGTATTCACTGTTAACTTAGTTGCACCACCAGAACCACCGTCTTTTAAAACAATGGTACCTCCGGTTGCAGTTGAACGATAATGGATACTCTTCACTCTGGCACGATGTCCTACAGGAGTACCTGTACCCGCAGTTTGCGTTGCGGCTTTTACATCGGTTTGTTGTGCCATGTTAGCCTCCTAATTAAGCAATAGTTGCGATTGGTGTAGAAAGTGTTTCAGCTTTCCATGTAGAGTTAGTACCATCATCAGAGATACATGTTACTTTTACTCTTGCGTTTACTGCTGTTGTAGCTACTAATGTTAATGTGTCACCTGCAACATCACTTGCTGGGTTAGCGGCTGAGCCATCCATAAGAGATAAAGCGCCAAAGAAATTAGATACTGCTGAACCTGGTAATACTAAAGTTACAGTTTTACCTGAACCAACGGCTGTAGTAACAAAGAATTCGTAAGTTGTACCGACGTTATCTGTACTTAAAGCTGGCATGTTAACAACAATGTCGTCTGTGCCGTCTACTTCAAATAATGTTCCTGATTGAGCACGAGTAAGTGTTGTTGTAACTGCAGCGCCTGTGTTAAGAGTTGTATTATCTACTACGACTGGTCCATTAAAACCATTTGTGGATGTGACTGGACCTGAAAAGGTTGTACTTGACATTTTGATTTCTCCATACAAAGTTAAGCTTATCCGTCGTGTATGCGTCTGTCGGGGCAGTCTGATAAGCCAATGTTCCCGAATAAGTTAATAATACCCTTTTTAAGAGTTTTGTGCAATAAAAAAGGGGCCGAAGCCCCTTGATTACTTAGCCTTATTTACGAACTCGTATAATCGTTCCGCGTTAGCTAATATGATGTCAAGACCTGGGAAGTCAGGCATATCTACTTTATGTACAATATTGCCTTTATCATCTTTTTTAACACTCATTTCCCATTCGCCAAACTTAGAATGAAACTCATTAAGTGCTAATTCTTTAGCCATACCAAGAACTTCTGTTCTTATTTCATAGCCGGTCTTGTTAAATTTTACTTCTGGTTTTGTTAATTTCACTGACATAATTTTCTCCTTGTGTGTATGTGTGAGTCAGTATTATAACAAAATTACTTGTTCATAACGTACATAGTTACTTCAAAGCCAAATCTCATTTCTGTAGCAGCTGGTTTAGTCCACATAATGTTTCTCCTTAAATTTAAATTTCAGCATTGCTGATAGACGTATAGTAACAAACGATAGTATTGAAGTATCTAATGAAATGTATGAGTTATATATAAAAAAAGACCCAGTCGAAACTGGGTCTTTAAAGGTAAGGTACTAATTAAGCAGCACCTTGTGAACCCCACATACCGAGTGGATCTGACCAACCGAATGAATAACGCTCACGAGCTTTGTAACGTACGTTACCTGTGTCGAAATCGCCGTCCATTGATGTAGTTAATGGTGCACGAGTAAAGTGCTTCATACCATTTGGTACATCGGTTGTTAAGAAGTAAGCATCTGTATCAGTTAAGAAATGATTAATGCCATAACCTTCTGGGATCGCACCGTTTGATTTGATTGCGTTGATGTCGTTATCAGCAGTAGCTACACGAAGCTCTGTTTCTAATAAACGAGTTGCAACAAATTGTAAGTTTGGTGGGATGATAAGTTTACGTGGTTTAGCAGCAATTAATAAACCTCTTTCATCAGTCCAAGCTGCGATTTGAATCACTGCATTTTCTAATGAAGTTTCGTTTAAGTCAGCAGCAACTGACTGAGTATTGCTGTTTGTGCCACCAGATACTAATGGGTGATCTGTAGCAAATAATGTTTTACCATCACCGCCTGTAGGACCACCAGAGAAGCCATTGTTAAGAACGTTAGCAGCTTTCACTTGTTTAGTGTTAGCCATTGAACGTGCTAATGCTTTAGTGTAACGAGCAGATAAAGTGTCGTAGAGGTTATCTTCAACAGCTTCTTCTGTTAGTGAGAAACCTAAAGCAATGGTTTCGTGGTTGTATCTAGCTGTCCAAGCTTCTTGAGCATTGTCATAAGCGATGGCAGAACCTTCGCCTTTAACAGGTGCATTACCGAAACCGGATAGTTTTGTTTCTTCTTCAAAGCTACGTTCTGATGTTTCAGATTCGTAGATTTCTTTGTGCTCTTCGCCATAACGCTGATATTCCATTCCGAATAAAGCATTAAGGCCAGGAAGCAACTCTTTTAATAACTGAGCTCTTGAAATTGCCATGATTTATTCTCCTTAAATACCAGTCTTGTTCAGATAGCTATGAGCATCTGGGTTAAATTTAACTAATACATCAGTGTATGCATCGCCAACTTCTGAGCCAGGAGCATCAACAAAGTCTACGACTCTGAATGCAAAACCTGAAGTTGTGTTAACGGTTGCATCTAATGCTGTATTAGAGTTACCTGTAGTTGTAGAACCAGTTGAACTAGACTGAACTGCTGCTAAATGAGCATTTGAGCCTAATGTAGCTTGGGCCATAGAGCCGTCAGCTTGTACTTGTAATACAACGTCTGGATCATCAACAACATAAGCAACTGCATCGCTTGCCACTGTGCCTGTTGGCCAGTATTGTGCAAACAATTTTTGCTTAGTATTTGGGTCTGTATATGAACATCCTACAAACACACCAATAGTTCCCGCTGGGAATGGTGTCGAGTTATCTCCGTTTGTAGTAACCAATTCAACAGTACCTGCAGCTACAATAGATACAATTTGACCGTTGAAAAGATTTGATGCATAGCCAGACGCAATTTTAATTTGGCGAGTAGAACCAGCATAAGGCTGTCCACCTACCAAGTTTACGGGCTTAAACCCGTAAGGGGCGGCTGTGCTTGCCATAATATCATCTCCTTAAAGAATATTATTAACCTTTGCCAAAAGAAGTAGTAGATTTTTTTTCAGAGAATAATGGCATTCTAGGATCATTCTGTCTCATTAAACTATTATCAACAGCTTTTTCTTGAGCTTCAGCTTTATCCTTATAGTATTTATTTCTCTGGTCTACCATTTCTTGCGGCATTTTACAAAGTAGTAAGCCACCAACTTCAATACAATCTTTAAAGTTTGAGGTAGAGCTTACCGGTAAATTTACTTCTGGGTGATCTGAATGTTTCACAGGTTCCCAGCCTTCACGCATTTTTGAAGATACATTTAGGTTATCAGCCTCGTTAGCCAATGAAATCCTAATCCATCTATATGCCCAACCTGGTTGTTTCTTAATTTCAGGTAGTAATGATGGGGGAGCCCATTGTTTATCACGTACTTGAGTTTCATCACGTGCTTCTAATTCTCTATCTTGTCTTTTAACCATTTGCGTTCTCCGTTTTAATTAATTCGCGTGCATATTGCTCTGGAGTTAGCTTGAATTTCTTTGCTAAAGCTAACTGTGTCTTAGTCAATCTAATTTTTTTAGGACCAGTTGACCGCGTTGCTGGAGCAACAACAGTTGAGGGTTTGCGCTGAGTTTTTACCTCAGTCGATTCAGTATCATCCCCGAAATATTCTGGGAAGCGTTTATGCATCGTTTCATCTATACGACGGTAATATTGGTCGGATGATGGATCAACTCCACTACTAACCAACTTTTCATGCAGACCTAAAGCTAAAGATGTCATTTCTTGATCTTTACCAAACCACTGATTATTTTGTTGCCAATCTAATGCTCTTTGGTCTGGCTTATTAACTCTAGGCTGTAATAATTTTGCTTGCTCTGAAGATACACTATTTTGATCTTCTTGTAAAGCTTCTTTACTATATTGAGGCTTCATTCCTTGAGCCTGACCTAATTTATATTGAGCTTCATTCATTTTAGTTTGAGCTTCTATAAGTTTGTCAGTGTCTCCATTAGCATGAGCTTCTCTATAATCTCTCTGAGCAATAGCTAAATCAGATTCATATTTCTCTTTTAATGTTTTAAGATAATCTTCTTCACCAGTAGACAAAGTAGTTTTAAGCTTATTATTTTCTGCAATAATCCGTTGTGCATATCTAATAGCTTCTTCTCTTTCTCTTGATTCAGCTTCTTTAGCACGCCTTTCATCATGCCAAGCTTTCTTCAACTGAGCCATTCTTTCTTTAACTCTCGCTGAATACTCTTCAAGATTATCATTTTCTAGTTCATCTTTTACTTGATCTGGTAGAGGATCGCGGTTTCTATCTTGCGGTGGGGTGTCGTCTTCCTCTTCAATTTCAAATTCAGGTTCAGCTTTGGTTTCTTTTTTAGACTCTTCTACTTTAGCTTTCGCCGCCGCTTCATAATCTTCTTTGTCTTCCTTAAGCTCAATTTCTTGGCTTTCATCTTTTTCATCTTGCAGTTCTTCAGGAATCTCATTTATGATTTCTGCCATCTGTTTTCTCCTTATGCGCGTTCGTATCCGCGTGGGTCATCGACCACTGCTTCTACGGTATCATCGTTTATAATGCGAAACTCTTTACCATGTATTTTGATACGAGTTCCAGAATATGCCCTAGTAATAACGAAGTCACCTTCTTTACACCAGGGTCCTGTAGGAAATCTGTCTTTGTCTTGATAAGCCATGTCTCCTAGTTTGATAACAAATAAAACTACAGTTGAGTGTTCCTCAATATGTTTTGTTTTATCTGATTTAAGTATTCCACTTTCATACTTATCGTCAACGTGAGGCACAGCACATAAAATGCGATACCCTCTGACTTCTGGTAATTGAGTGGGTTTTTGTTCTTCTACAGGAGCTTCCTCCTTTTTACTGCTAATTGGTTTGCCATCAAGCGTAACAATATCTTTTTTAAGTGTTGCGATTTCACTCATCGTCATCCCTTTCTACGTTCTTTGCAAGGTCTGCGAGTAAACCTTGTACTATATCAAAGCCTCTTATAATCCCGCACGCATGCATATACTGTGCATGTTCTTCGGCTCTCCCCATTGCTAAGTCTTCCACAAATACTTCGCGCTCTTCTGCTATTTTATTTGCAAGAAATTTAATTTCATCTAATGTCATTTATTGTCCTTTCGGTTTAGTTTGCGGATTATTCCGTTTTTGCATAACAGCTTGAGCTCCTAGTTTAGTTCCTTCTACAAACTGTTTACTATTTAGTTCTTTCTCTTGTGATACTGCATCGGCACCAATCTTAGCCCCTGCAATACGTTCTTGAGAATCCATACGCATTTTCTCAAGTTCAAGTTTTGCTTTATCAAGCTCTGTATCATCTGCCATTTTCTTAGCTTTAGCAGCTGCTTCCATTTGCTTAATCTGTAGTTCTTGTTTTTGCATTTGAAGTATTGGGTCTTCTTCTTGCTGTTGAATCTGTTGTTGTTTAGCTTCAGTATTATTTTTCTGTAATAGTTGTTCTGCAGCTTTAGCAACTACTCTAGATAAATCTACTTCAACGTCTTCTGGTAATATTTCTTTAGGATCAGGTAATTCTGCTCCTAATTGTTCTTCTAGCTGTTTTCTATATTCAAATGCTATGTGTTCAGCAACATGCGCTTCCATTGCTGCTTGGATTGCGTTTGCTTTAGTACTTTGTCCTACCATTTCTAAAATTTTAGGGTCTTGAGCAAATGCCATATGTGCAGTTATATGAGCTTGGTGGTCTTGATAAATAAAAGCTTTTACAGGTATACCATTTATAATCGCCATATTTTCTGACACAGGATTCATTGGTTTAATATCTTCTTTATTAGGTATAAGTTTTTCTACATTTTTAACTCCTAATACGTCTAACATTTGACGATTAAGTTCAGGTAGGTCATAAATATCTGGATTCTGTTGTGCTAACTGCATAACTGCTTGATACTGCACAACTTTCTGTGACATAGTCGCAGCATTAGGGTCAGATACAGGAATGACTTCAACTAAATCATAGTCACCTCGTTTAGCTTCTCTATTTCCTGTTGCTGGTTCATACGCGTAGTCTGCAGGAGTGTAATCTCTAATGATAGTTTTAAGCAATTTAAATTCTTGTTTCATTGCATAGTGAATGCGACTTTGTACTGCAGACATTACTTTCAGTGTACGTTCTAAAATAGCAAGAGTTGTACCGACAGGTGCCTGAGCGGACATATCTGAAACTTTTAAATCAGCTGCTGAAGCAAAGCGTCTACCTTCTTCAATAATCTGATTCATTAATTGATTAAGAACTTGTGAGGGTTCTTTATAAGGAAGTGGTAAAATATTATCTCTTATAGTACCGGAGGGTACGTCAACATCGCGGAACTCTGCTGGTGAGATTGGAGTATCGTCACCTTTGATGCGTAGACCTCTAGATTTAAAACCACCAGGAAGATTAGATAATGTACCCGCGTCTACCAATTGTCTTAATATCATTGTGCCTGATTTTGCAAACGCGCCTATTAAATGAATTAAACCAAAACAGTAAAAACCAAATCCTGGGACATATCCGTAGTGAACAAAGTGTTGACGTTTTTGTTTAGTGTCATCATCTGGGTTCCAGTTACGTCTAATCGATAAAATAGTTGATGTAGATTTTTCAATGGTGACAACATAAGGTAATGCAATACCTGTCTTCTTACCATCTTTTTCATCTTCGTAACCTTCTAAGTCAAGATCAACATGCATTTCAAGAATCTTCCAACGATCATCTGTTGTGGCACTGAAGCCCATCTTCTCTGCAATCTTTTTCTCAACTTCATCTAAGTCATAAGTAGGTTCACCTAAATCAACATCTAAGTAAAACCCTGCGACTTGTAATTTGCGTAATTCGTTCTGTGTCTTACGCATGACATGAGTGACACGCTGTGCAGACTCCAAGTCTGAAGCACCGTATGGCACTACGATGTCTTCAGCTGGAACGTACATAGAGACTTGTCGCTCTAAACTTGGATCATAATAAACTTTCTTAAATGCATTACCTGCTAAACCTAAGCCCCATAACATTCTTTCATGTTCAGGTCTATACTCAACCATCTTCTCTGTAAGTTGATAGTTCATGTTTTCTTGTACACGAGCAGATGCTTCTTGATTCTCTTTTGTTTCTTTACCAATGATTTGTGTTTTGACAGGACCTCGAGCTGGAAATGTCTCGGTCATGGTTTCTGCTTGGAATTTAACTAGCGTTTCTGTCATGAGTGGGTGATACACATTACATGCACCTTCCCACGGTTCTGAGCGGTCTTCGAGTTTAAGACCTAAGAGTTCTAATCCATCAACATAAGTATCTAACCAGTCTTTACGAGAACTTATATCGCCTTCAAAATCTTCAAGAAGTTCACTTGCTAAATTTTCTAAATCACCCTCATCAATTTCTTCAGCTAAGTTTTTGTTAAACTCATCATCACTCATACGGTCTGGATCAATCTCAATCTCCATACCACCAGCTCGAATAGTAACTTCTTCTGGATCTTCAATTTCAATTTCTAAATCAGGCTCCATACTAGCTAACTCTTCCATACCTTGAGGAGCTGCATACAACCCTTTATCTACATTATTTATATCTTGTGCCATTATCTTTTTCCTAATAGTTTTTGTACTTGTATCTCGCCTAAGTACCATAAAATTAACAAACAAGTGTTAATCATTCTAAATACTTTATACAGCGTATAAGCGCTTCTGATTAGAACTTTTAAAATACTGAATATCATCCTCTTCATCACTTGGTAGCCTTATAAATCCGCCTTGTCTAAACCGCATCAAAGCAAGTGTTGTAGCGTCGACCATGTCATCATTCGCACCAGATGGAAAATCATTACACTCCTCAATTACTTCGTGTGCCCATCGTCTATCCGGTGCCCATACAATACCTGAACTAAATAAATCAGATACTGCATTGACTCGACTTATTTTATCCTGACCTTTACCTGGAGTAAATTCTCCAACGGGTATACCCATCCGTCTGAACTCTTGGTAGAGTGCAGCCCCGTTAGATTTTTTCTCTACAATAAACGCATCAGGTTCCCAATCTTTATATTCTTCTATGCAAAGTTGCTTTAACTCAGGAAATTCTAGTCGCTGCTTTACTGCATTAAGTAATATTATATTATAATTATCAGTTTCTTCGTTAAGAAATACGCCCCACGTAGTTAAAGCATTGTAGTCTGCTCTGTTATTAGCTTCTTGCGCAGCATCTAGTGTCATAATAATAAATTCACAACTAGGTGGATTTTCTTCTTCCCACATATTCCACCATTCTCGTTTAATCAACGCTCCTTCTTCAGATACAGGGTTTTGTAAATACTGAGCATTCCAATACCTAATATCTAATGCAGCACGTCTTGCTTGTAGTTCTTCTAGTGGCCAGAACTCAGGCCATAATGGTACTTCTTCACCATCTTTTTCAATAATTGCTGGAAACTCAACTACTTCCCAGTCATCTACCTCATCATTTTTAATCATCTGGTTAACAATCTGCCCAGTTAAGTCTAATTTAGACCATCTTGTCATCACAACTATGATTGCTCCACCTGGCATTAGACGCTGCAGTGGACCGGATTGGAACCATTCCCAAGCAGGTAAGAACACATCGGGTTTTCCCAACTTTGCGTCTTGTTCAGAGTGGGGGTCGTCGATGATAAAGAGGTCAGCCCCGCGTCCAGCAAGTGCGCCGCCAACACCAATAGCAAAATACTCACCATTATAATTAGTACCCCATCTCGATGCTGACTTAGAATCTGCTTGGAGCTCAACATTAGGGAATATATCTTTGTATTGATCCGAACCCACAAGGTTCCTAACCCGTCTACCAAAATTAACAGCCAAATCAGCGGTATGTGAAGCCATAATAACTTTCTTCGCTGGATGCTTACCCAAGAACCAAGCAGGGGCGAGGTACGATATAAGTTCCGACTTCCCGTGTCGCGGAGCAATATTAACAATAACTCTTTTTCTTTTTCCTTCTGCAATTTCTTCAAATAATTTAGCCAACCTAGCATGGTGTGCTCCTACTTTGTAGTCTGGATAGACATGTTTTATAAATTCAAGGAAGGTTTTACCTCCTGCAACCTTCACAAGTTCTGCTTTGTAGTCTGTGAGTAGTTTGAGGTTACGTTGTCGCTCTGATTCTGACATCGTTGGTAGGGCTTTTTCTAAAATAGCAAGGTCTTTTTGACTAATCATTGTCATCCTCCACTATTTCCCCTTCAATGACCTTACCTTTTAACTCTTCAATAGTGCGTTTTAGCTCTTCTTCTAGCTCTTTACCACTCTTTGTTATATGAGTAACCTCAGTTTTCTTCTTAAATGCGTCAACTCCGTCAATTTCACCTATCTTTGACCAGGCTGAGATGCGTTCACGTGATGATTTAGCTAGTGCTGCCTCTTGAAGTAACCCGTTGAGTACGGAAAGTTTGATGTCTGCCAAGTCTTTAGCTACCATATGACTAGTTTGCGAGACTAAGCCGGCTAAGTAAGCGATTGTTTCATTAGGATAATTAGCGAACTCAGGTTTTAGAGAGGGATTTTTCATCATCTCCTTGGCGATTGTTTCAGCTGTTTCCATTTCATCATCACTTGGTTCTATAGCTTCGCCTTTTATGTCAGAAATAACTTTAACTGTATTAGCTCTAACTTTTAATTCTTCATCAGGTGTAAGTTCTGGTAATGCTTCACGCGCATTTTTAGGTATAGGGATATTATCCTCTATATGAGGTACGACTATGGTTTGATTTGATTCTGTCATGTGTCGCTGTTTACACCTTGGTTAATTAATTTGCAGCATTGTAATTCTTTCGGCTAAGTATATAATAAATAAAATGCAAAAACAACTTCTCACTGCAGATAATCTTAGACTACTCTATAAAACATTTATCAGGTTACCCCCTTTTTTAGAGTTAGCTATGCCTGAAGCATGTGATATAAAGTTTAAAGTTATACGTGACGAAGAATTATTAGGCCTGTTTGAACCAGAACCTTTGACATTGATGATAAGTAGTGGACGATGTTCTTACTTTGATACTATATGTAAAACTCTCTTACATGAAATG